CAATACCATTCCCCAGTTAATTCATCGACAGTGGGTAGTGTAGTAGACGCACAGAAAACTACACCCTACTCTGCAATGCAAGTTAAAGTTACTCCCCTTGAAGCTGCGTTCTCATGACTAATCTACAACGTCAAATCTTGATCGAGATTGAAGATCATTGGAATCATCAAATGTGTTATCTAGTAGATAAAGATCGTTATGATGATGCTGATGCACTATACCTAGAGTTTGTTGTTGATGGTGAAGAGCCTGAAGATTGGATGTTCTTGGAGGATCTTGATGCTGTTGTCTGAGGGTGATTCTGTTAAGTATAAAAATGTTGTGGGAATTGTCACATTTATGTGTGACTCTTCCCTTTCTATTTTGGTAGCAAATGGACAACATCCTTCACATGATGTTCGTGTTGTTGTTCACAAATTAGATTACAATAAAATTGTAAAATTGTAGTTAATAATCTAAATACCTAAAAAGACGAAAGATGAAGTCATTTAAGGATTTTCAAGAGCAACTTGAGCGTGGTAGATTAACACCATCAACACCTGCACAAACTCAACAGCAACGAGCCACAAGCGCCCGGAGAGCGAATGTAATTGCTCGTAGGATGCGTCACCGAGCTGAAGATGAATTATCATCACATCAGGCAAACATGAGAACATTACTCAAAAAGAGCGGCGAAGACATCAAAGGTAGCCACTAATCGAACTGTCCACTACCTTGCCAACTACCCACTGTTCAATGTATAGTGGCCATGTTCTTGAGGGACACTATGTACGACGAACTTTGGACTGAGATTGTTGATGCTCCTGGTGAGCTCTTTGACATTCCTGAACTTCGTGAAGACGAAGGATTTGACTTCAATGAATACCTTACTGCTGACTACGATTACTGAAATGAAATCCTCTGAAGTGCTGAAACAAATGAAAGAGTTGCGCGAAGAGTGGCATCGCAACTATTTTCAACTGACAAAAGAACAACACAAACAGTATAACGAATTGCGTAATCTACGTTATGAACGTGTGAAAGAATTGCAAGACTGTGCCAGTGCTTAAACTGTCACAAGGGGTCTTTACGGATCCCCTTTTTCATGTATGATGGCCACATGAAGAATACTCATCTCGAACATCCCGAAGATTCTGCACTGCTCGGCAAGAAATCTGTGCAGAATACTATCAACTATCTTCGCAACTGTAAGGGTAGTTGCACTGTAAAATACGATGGTGCTCCCGCTATTGTGTTTGGTACGAATCCCGAGAATGGTAAGTTTTTTGTTGGCACTAAAAGTGTATTCAACAAAGTAAAGGTTAAGATCAATTATACTCACGATGACATCGAAAAGAATCACGGCACGAACTCTAAGGTTGCTGGGATTCTCCACACTTGTCTCGAAACTCTTCCGAAGGTGGAAGGCATTTATCAGGGCGATTTTATTGGTTTTGGTGGTACAAATACTTTCACTCCCAATACTATCACTTATGCTTTCGATTCCCTTCCCAATTCTATTGCTATTGTGTTTGCTTGTCATACTTCTTATCATGGCAAGACGATGAAAGAATTGACTGCATCTTTCAATGTGCCAGAGTATCTGAAGCACAACTTTATGTCAACTTATTTCGTGAATACTGATGCAGTTATTATCTCCCGTCGTCGTCGAATTGATTACATTCTTGGTCTTGCAAGTGTGGTTAGTAATTTTGTTAAGTACCCTGATGCAAAAGAAGTAGCACAACTGCAGATTGCAGTCAATAAGTGTATTCGTGAAGGTCGTTCAGTTTCTGATGTTTTGAGTGGCAATCTGTTGCTGTTGTTTAATTTGCTCACCGAAGCTAAATTGTTGCTGATGGAAGGAATCACTGTCACTGGTGATGATGTTCGCGCTACGATTGAACTCGGTGTTGATTACATCAACTCTGGTCATGAGGGTTATGTTCACTGCAACGATTATGGTGCTTATAAATTAGTTAATCGTGAAGTATTCTCACACTATAACTTCACACTTCCCAAGAGTTGGTAATATGAAACACAAAAGAGTTTTAACATCATCTGGGAGATTTATTGACATCTACGATGATGTATTTCCTTTTCACTTACAAGAACATCACATTACTTTCATACAGAGAACAAATTATAAATTAGGTGCTCGTAGTAGCACGCTCATTTGGCAGAAAGATAGAACTCAATTTACATCTCATTTTTCTGAAGAAGATTTTAATAGATTACAATTTAAAAATGATGAATTGCTATTAAAACTGCAGGATCATGAAATTGTTTCTTGTTGGTCTTTAGCATCAAGTCCATTTTCAACGTATTATTATCATCCAGATTCTAATGCCCCGAATTGCATTTCATTGCTTTATTATGTGAATACGCGATGGGATAGAAATTGGGGTGGAGAAACATTATTTGCAAATGATGAAGGAGAATGTGAAATTGCAGTTGAGTATAAACCGGGAAGAGTCGTTCTTTTTGATAGTTTAATTCCACACAAACCATCACCAGTTTCTATGCAAGCTGATGAGTTTCGTTTTACTTTTGTGATTGTAATGAAACCAAAAGTGAATAATTAAATACAACAGTTGTTATAAAACAATGCAAGACGAGTTTTACATCACAAATGGCATCAATCATCATCACTGCAGTTCACTTGAAGAAGCATACCTGTTAGGTCAACATTATGCAACAGAATTGCAAGGTGAAGTTGCAATTTATGTGAACAATGTGAAAGTTGATACTATTGCCCCACAAGCTAGATCATCTGAAGTAGAAGGAGAGACGCCCCCTGTGCCACTTGAATAAGTGTCACAAGCCCCCTTGTGTGGAGCCCTTGGCCGTCGTATTATGGCCATGTTGAGAGGAATGACACATGACTCACATCATCACAGAGCGCACCACAATGTCGCAAGGGATGCCCATCACCGTTACCACTGTAGACGGTTTGGATCGTATTCAGATTAACAACAAACTGCACGATCTTGGTGAGCAGATTCTAAAGCTTCGTATGGAACAAGATGCTCTCCTGCAGATGCGTAACATGATCGACGCTGAGAATGATCGCCGCGAGATGGGTGATCTGTTCGATGAAATGTTCGGAGGTTGATGTCATGACTGTCGTCACACTTTCCAAGTATTCTGCACAACAAGAGGCACAAGGTAGCATCGAAAATGCTATCTTGGGTTACACTTACGCATTGTGTGAAGCACTGCGTCAGAATTACATCGACTATTCTATTCGTTCCCATTCACTTCGCACGTCTGATGTAAATTATCACAATGCACAGATTGCTATGCTGAAGGCAGGCATTTGTGACTACAATTTCTTTCCCGAGACTGGTAAAAAGTATCACAAGATTGTGATGGATGCTAACGGATCTCGCTCTGTTCATTGTTTCATTGACAAGAAAACTGGTGATGTTTATAAGTCTGCATCGTGGAAAGCTCCTGCCAAAGGTATTCGTTACGATCTGCGAATCATCGAGCAACGTGAGTGGTTGCTGCAACATGCTGACTGGGCAGGTTCTTATCTTTACGCACGATGACTTACTCTAATCTTTCCAAGATTCGTCCGAAACTGAGAACATCTGGCAATGTGACTGGCAACTTCGGACGCCCAAAAGCTAAAGCAGGTTCTTCACTCAATGATCTCGGAATGACTAACGCAAAGACTGTCAAATGTACCACACAAGATGAATACCTGAATCGTCTACATTATGCGTTTGATAATACAAACGATCCAAAGTTGCGTCAGTTCATTTATACTGAGATTCGTAAGATTCATGTTCAGCGAGGAACTTGGTAAATGCTCTATTTCCTTATCATTTCAGCAGCATTTGCGTGGTTCTTTTTTGTTCTATTCTCCAAGCATTTTGATTACTTAAACAAAGATGATTGAGCTTGCACTGATCACATCACTCTCCACCGCACAGATAGAAGAGAGAATCAACAGAGCTTGTGCCTACATTGTTGGTATCCCATACGCATCTGACAACTTTAGCGATAGAGAATGGGAAAGATTTGTGGTATGCAAGAATCTTATGAAACGCAATTTTACTCATAAAATACGCTGATCGTTCAGCCCCTTGACCCGAGCCCCCATCCACCGTATATTGGCCATGTTGAGAGGAATCACCCATGACTTTCGCTGAAGCACTGATTGCATCTGGTTATGTATTCGATGCAGAGGATTATGATGGTTGTTTTGTAAAAGTTGACTCCGAAGGTTTCATTCATTGTTATCAGGAAGGTGAGGATGATAATGAGTGGAATTATGTCAAAATGACCAATGAGTTTGATGTCATTTCCGAAGTAACTTTCGATCCTGATTCTAACACCGTTGTCAACTGAAACTATCATGAAACTCACCAACACTGTTCGCATCATCGACAAAATGGGATTGTTCCCTGAGACTAGAGGCAAAGCGCGTTACATTACGGTGAAAACTTATAATCATGCGATGGAGATTGTGGATGAACAGAATAAACTAGGTAACATTGCAACTCACATCAACTGGTAAAAAAATGAAGATCTACAAAGTTACATTTTTGATGTCCGATTTCTATGATTATGTTCTCTCATTTTATGGTGAGAATGGTATCTACAAGATCGGAGCTACGTTGGACATGGTAATGGAAGCTACAGAGAAATACATCAACTCTGGAGCTAACTTTTATGGTGATAGTTTCGACCGTGAACATGTGCGTGACATTATGATCAACGATTATGGGCTGAAGATGGTATAACAAACCTTTGTGCCAGTTGTCTGGCTGTCCACCATTCTCCCCACGGGGCAGCCAGGTTTGGTATCTTGGCCATGTTGAGAGGAATCACCCCGATGAATCAAGTCTACTCCTACGTCACCAGCTGGAAGGAAGGTAAAGTCAATCAAATGTTCATTCAGAAAGTGACACCTGAATGGCAAGAATGTGGTCACCAGTATGTTGCGATTGCTCTCAATCCTGAGACCAATAAAAGTATGGTGATGAGCAAGCCACGCTCCCATTATGATACTCTCCAATGGGTTCGTCGCTTCTGTGGTTCATTCTCTCTGCTCTACTGATTATGAACACTCAAGAACAAATTGATCGTGTCATCAAGATACTTGAAAATGCAGTTCAAGAGAATCTTTTGGCAGGGGATAATCCCGATAAAGGTTATCCTTACGCTGCAGGCTATTCTCGCTCTGCTATGATCGGAGCGATTGATGATCTCAAACGTATTGTAACTCAACTGGACAAATGATGCACACTGGTTTCACTCTGAATCGCGTAAGTTTCACTCAAGATGAAGAAACCTGCATTCTCAAGTTTCTTAATCAAGCAAGAGAATGTGGCCACCCAAGTGCTAACGAACAGTGGTATCCAGTTATTGATAGTATTCTGCAAAAGTATTTCGATTCTGATGTAAAAGAAGCGCAGGCATGGCAGACCGTGTGACAGTTGCACGGCTGTCCACCATTCTCCCCATTGCTCCCGAATCCTTGGTATCTTGGCCATGTTGAGAGGAATCACCTGATGCGAATTGATGTTAAGTGCTACGGCGCACCTTGGGAGAACACTACCACCGATCTCGATAAAGCATACGATCTCGCGTATAGCTTGAGTGAAGAGTATCAGTGCGATGTGGATCTCCGTTATAATGAAACGGGCATCATCTTCACCACCGTTTCTAACTACTGATCATGCAATTCCAAGTTACTTACATCGACTTCGACTTTTCTTCTGATGATGATACCTGGGGAGATGTTGACCCCGATTATCAACAAGAAGTGACAGAGGAAACGATTGGTCAGATCTGGGAAGCTGTTGATGAAGATGATCTAGTTGAAGAGATCACAACTGCAACTGGATGGTGTATTCGATCCATTGATTATCGCACTGTTCTCAAATGATTGCCCTTCCGAATCCTACTGCTAAAATGACACTGACTCAAGACCAGCTTTCGAAACTGATTCAACTCTATGCTGAGCAAGTTGTTGATAGTATGGATGTGCGCGATTTATGTGCCTTTGCGATTGACACAATTTGTGATAACATGGATGGCTTAAGTGAGGATGAAATTAAAACAGAGATTGAAGAGCTTTATGATCATGAAATGCTCGCTGACCTGCTGGAGAGTGTGACAGCCGAATAAGTGGCACCCAGCCCCTTGTAGAGGGCCCCTGGCTGCCGTATATTGGCCACATGAGGGGGAGGGAACGACCCCCCACCCCCCACCGATCCTTTCTCTTCTCAAACCATGCGCAAGATCGAACAGCAGATGAACAAAGCCATCACCGCTGGTGTTGACTTCAAGAGTGCAAACACCGAGGTTATTTCTTGCACCAATGTTGCCGATGTGTTCCTGCATGGTAACTTGATTGCTCGCATCGGTGAGACCTGGATTGAACTGTTCGATGGCGGCTGGCGCACTGCTACCACCAAAAGCCGTCTCAATGCTATTCTCGCTGAGCATGGCTGCCCTGGTGAGTATGTCTTTCAGAAGAACTATCAGTGGTTCATCAACTACAATGGTGCCACGATTCCTTTCTTCTCCGGTATGCGCCTGAACTGAATCTTTCCTTCAATTCTTTACACTCACTAACACTCTCATGACTGAAGCTCGCACTGTTACTTTCACTCACACTCGCACCAATGAGGAAGAAACTGTATCGCTTCCTAATCTACAAGCCGCCTATCGCTTTGTGTTGACTTTGCAGGTTGCAGGTGTGCAAGCGATTGTTAATCTTCTCCCCGAAGATGTGGCATGAAAAAGAATCAGTATCTGCCTCTAGTCTTTCTCCTGTTCTTTATACTCTCCCCAGCATTAAGGTATAACACAGGAGAGTTATTTCATCTCATTGGTAACACAATCCAATCCACAACAAACCAACAATGAGCAGCAAAACATTCAAGAAAGAACTCACTGTGATGATGGAATCGAATGGTTTTGAGTTACAGCGAAGTGCCTCACATCTGGTCTGGAAACATGTCTCAGGTGTGCAAATCTTCACCAGTGCTACACCCTCTTGTCGTCATGCATTGAATCAAATTAAACGACAAATAAGGCAAAAAGGTGTTAAAATCAATTAAAAAATGGCTTTTTTAATTATAATGAGTGTTTTATCTTGTTCTCAATAAGTTATAGTTATTGAGAATCAATTAGGTGTATTGTTGAGAATGAAAGACCCTTAGAAAGCCCAGTTCTTATAGCGATCTTAGCCCGCAGGCTACCACAACCGCGCAGAAATGTCAAGACCTCGGAGATTACCAAATCCGCACAGTCCTCCCAATTCTTATAAGGACCGCTGATAAATACTCTCACGGTCTTGACAGTTTCCCCCCTGCATCTTATACTGGCCACAGTTAAGTCCTCTGCCCCAAAACCATGTCAGTTTCTTATCTTCAAGCCCAGAAAAAGAATGTGCGTGTAACACTGGATCTTTCCGTGTACAGTGACTTTGATGCCAGACAGATTGATTGGCGTAAGTTATTCCAACTCGATGGTGATGAGACCGTGGAGGCTTATGTGGAAGACCTGGAAGTAGACTGGTAAGAGTATAACCGTAGAGGGAATGAGATGCGCCCTTATAGACACTCACCAAACACACAGTTTCTAACACTTTATCATGACTCGTTCGATTGCACTTTCGCTGCTCGCACAAGGTAACAACGGCAATGAGATTCTGAGCATTCTCGACTCTATCGCTGCCGACAATGTGGAGATTGACATTATCGAATTCTGATCGTATAATGAGGGTGCTGCGGTTATTCGTGGCGCCCACTTATTCGTATTGACAGTTATTCGTGATGGCAGTATGTGGCCGTTGGCGGTTATAACGGGCGGGCGGCGTGGCGGTTATAAAAAAGCAAACAACCCTAACCTACAGAGGTGACAATTCGACCGAGCTTTATAAATATCAAAAAAAATTCCCGGAGGAAAAAATGGGCGTCAAATGGATTCATAAAGACGGTTATTCGAGACCTGATAAGCGCACATTGCCTAAGAAAGGAGGTAAGAAAAAATGAAAGAGAAAAAACCTGAGTTTCCTTCATTGGTTGAACAGGGAAAAAATCTTGCCAAGTCTGTAAAGAATGTTGCGAAGGATGCAATTAAAGGGGGACCCGTTGTTGCCCCATTTGAAGTTGTAAAAAAAAGACTGAAGACTTGTAAAAAATGTGAGTATTATTATGAGTCTGCAACGGACCAGAAATTCGATAGATGTTCTGCATGTGGATGTGTCATAATAGCTAAGACAAATCTAGCATCTTCAGAGTGTCCCAAGGGGAAATGGGGTAAGTGGGAAAGTGAATAATATTATTCCCAACACGATTGTGGACGGGTTTTTTGATGATCCATATCAAATAAGAGAGTTTGGATTGCAATCTGCACAACACACTGAAACTGATAGAAATCAAGTATCATATAGGGGACAAAGATCAGAGTGTCTCTCTAAAGTACATCCAGTTTTATTTGATCAAATCAATAAAAAAATTCTAAGTAGTTTTTATGATTTAAGTAAAGAAAACATTTCATGGAAGTCTAATATCAGATATCAACTTACAGATGAATCTTTTGGATATGGATGGGTTCATACTGATTATTTTGTACCTTCATTATTGACAGGAATCATTTATTTGAATCCAGATACATCGTTAGATTCTGGTACAAGTTTATATCGACCGAAGAATTTAGTTGCACATACATTGCACGATGATGTAAAAAGAAAAGCTAATATAGATCTACAGTTTAGACAATCTGATTATTATTTTAAGTGTAGAGAGGAAAATAATAATCAGTTTGAAAAGATATTAACAGTAAATAATCTGTTTAATCGAATGCTTGTATTTGATTCTCGTTATTTTCATTGTGCAGATCGTTTCTTTGGAAATACTAGAGAGACTAGTCGATTGACCTTGGTTGTGTTTTTATATGAATTATTTGTGAACCAAACTCCGATTACAAGAATACGTTCAGTTTAAAATAAATAATCATGTTGAGCACGGATGATACGGTGCAAAAGATTTACCACATATACGCAAAAAATAAGTGTTTGTTCCATTCAATCGATGAAGAGGAATTCCAAGTAACATGGAATACTCTGAATCGATTGGTTGGTTTAATGAAAACTGATTACTCTGTCAATGATCTTTCCTTTGAGGAATTGTTTGTCAATAAAGAAGTAGTGCTGAATTCTTCTCATTGACATCACCATATATACATGGTAAAATTGATCTGAAAGTTATTTTCTCTTATGGCAAAAGGATTTACTGTTAAGGCTCCTGCTCCAAAGGTACAAGAAGCCGAGTGGGACTATGATAAAATTAAAGAAAGAATGCGTGGGAAGTCAATTGTATTCTGTCTTCCTGGACGTGGTTGTTCATATCAGTTTCTGAAGTCATTTGTACAACTGTGCTTTGATATGGTACAGAATCAAATGAGTATTCAGATTTCTCAAGATTACTCATCGATGGTGAACTTTGCACGTTGTAAGTGCTTAGGTGCTAACGTACTTCGTGGTCCTAAGCAGATTCCCTGGGATGGTAAACTGAACTATGATTACCAACTGTGGATTGATAATGACATCGTGTTTAACACAGAAAAGTTCTGGCAACTCTGTGATCTGGCTCTGAGTGAAGACAGCGAGGGCAATCTTGTTGACAAAGAAATCACCGCAGGTTGGTATTGCACAGAAGATGGTCACACGACCTCAGTGGCTCACTGGTTGGAAGAAGATGACTTCCGTAAGAACGGTGGTGTGATGAATCATGAGACTCTGACCACCATGGAAAAGCGTCGTAAGCCTTTCACCGTAGACTACACTGGTTTCGGTTGGGTGATGATTAAGAACGGTGTCTTTGAGAACCTTGAGTACCCCTGGTTCGCTCCTAAGATGCAAGTATTTGAATCTGGCAATGTCCAGGATATGTGTGGAGAAGACGTATCATTCTGTCTCGATGCTAAGGAAAAGGGTTTTGAGATCTGGTGCGATCCTCGGATCCGTGTTGGTCACGAAAAAACTCGTGTAATCTGATGTTTGATATTGTATACCGAGGGAGAGTCTTATACCGTAATCTCACACATGAAGAGTGTTCTGAGATTCTGGATGACCTCTCTCAAAGGTATTATGAAGACTTAGAATTTGATGTAAATGAATTAGAACTAAGGGAGAGTACTTATGGCTAAAATTGCATCTTCGATGAACAAGAACTTTCATGTTCCTGGACCTCCGAAGAAAACTCGACAGGGACAGAGTAAGATGACGCTGACCTCTGCCACTTCTCGCAATGGTAAGCAGAAAAAATACAGAGGACAAGGTAAAGGATGATTCAACTGAATCCCACAATCCCAGTCGTTACCCCCAAAGGTAATGGTTGGGCATTTTTTTTAATCGACCGTTCACAGGAACACGATCTTGAATGGGTTGTGTTCCTAGATAATGGTGGGTACTGTTGGACTTTTAAGAACTCTGACATTCGAATACAGAAAAACTTTACAATACATCGGAAAAATATTGCAGACTTCGGGATAGCAACCCCGTAAAAAGTTCTGATTTACCAAAATCAGGAGCTAAAACAATGGCAATTCATCCAACTGATAAAGGAAGTGAATTTATTGAGTCAGGAATGACGTTAATTACTCAGATTTCTTCCGAAAAATACCTTCAAAAACAGAAAAAAACTCAAAAATACGACGTTCCAAGTGATCGTTACTCAAGACCATGCGGTGGAGCAGGTGGTTTTGATGATTTTGTCGAAAGATGGCACGAATAACCTCCAAAATTGCGAATAAATAAGTTAGATTTATTCTATTTTCATGCCTTTAGAAAGGGTAAGTAAGGGTTTTAAGGACGTAAGTGGTTCATTTTTAGTGAGCTCACTCAATTACGACCTTATTTCGCTTAAAAATGAAAATGCAATTGCTCGTTCAATTCGCAATTTAGTTCTTACCTCGCCTGGAGAGCGTTTTTTTAACGAAAATTTGGGTTCAAATGTCTCAAAAACTGTTTTTGAGAACCTGGACAACGTTTCAGCATCAATTATTCAGAGTGAAATTGAAAATACAATCAATAATTATGAACCAAGAGTGAATTTACGCGATGTTAAGGTGAGACCAGACTTCGATAACAACAGTTTTGACGTTACAATTACATATGAAATCATTGGAATTGATGTTTTACCTCAACAACTGACATTTGCCTTACAACAGACACGATAAATGACACTAGTAAACTTTAGCAATCTCGATTTTGATCAAATTAAGAGTTCTCTCAAGGAATATTTGAGAGCCAACTCGAATTTTACTGACTATGATTTCGAAGGTTCTAATTTATCGACGATAATTGATACGCTTGCTTATAATACATACATTACTTCGTACAATGCTAACATGGTTAGCAACGAAGTTTTCATTGATTCGGCAACTTTAAGAGAAAATGTTGTTTCTCTCGCAAAAGCAATTGGATATATTCCAAGATCGAGGAAGTCATCAATCGCAACCGTTTCATTTTTTGTTGACACTTCTTCTTTACCAATTACACCATTAA